TGACGGAACCGAGGGATAGACTCTTTACCGCTGATCTCGGGGTTCTTGTCGAAGTCATCGAGGGCGGGAACAGCGAACTCCTCAAACGACTCCCGTAGGCGTTGTCGGTCGCTCAGGTTTTCGCGTTCCTGAATCCGGTTCCCGATGACCTGCAATTCATTCCCCATACCCTCGATGGCCTGAGCCGGGGCGGCGCCGAAGTCGGCACCCGAGGCTCGGGGGCCTTGCGCCGTGGTCTGTTGTTCGTAGAGATTGAGTCGTGGCATCGCGCCCCCTAGAAGTATTTGCCCGCGCTCGACAGGAGCGAGGTGCCAGCGCGCATGTACCCGGCCGTCTTGGCGTTGCGTCCCCGCGCCTCGTAGAGCGCAGCCTCGCGCTGCCCAGAGTACCGGGTGTTGAGTGCGTCGATCTCGGCATTGGCCGCAGACTCCGAGAGCACGGCGAGTGGGGTGCCCTCCATCGTGGCGCCCGACTTGCTGACCCCGGCTCGGATGCTCCCGAGTTGGCGCTGCGCGGCCGTTCGCTGCGCGGTCTCACGGGCCTGTGCTTCGGCGCGTGCCGAGTCAGCGTTGAACTGTGCCGCGCTGTTTTCGGCTTTGCCGCCTTGGATGGCGCCGATGACACTTGCCGCAGTGCCTGCGATTTGTAGAGCCATTGGTAGGAAACTCATTTCACCCTCGCGTAGAGCAGCATGTCGGCGCCATCGGGCCGGTATGCCTTCATGTAACCTTCGAGTTCAAACCCGAGCATCTTGATCCAGCGGTGCCCCTGCTTGAACCCCACGTCCACCGTCGCCTCGATCCTGCGAAACGGGGTGCGGATCAAGAAGTCGCGCACCGCTTTATGGATAGCTGGGAAAAACTGACCCGCTGACTCTGCGATCAGAGCGAACGCGATCGCCCGATTCTCCCATTGAGGCTCGACTCCTGCAACTGCAAGCACCACACCCTCGTGCTCCGCAGTCCATGCGAGTCCTTTGTCTGACAACTCAGTGAAGTCGCCGCGCACATCCACGATACGTGTCAGGTACTCCTGCGCCGGCTGCATGGCGATCCGCTCAGTATCACCCGTAACCCACGGTCTAACGATCATAGGTGTGCATCTGCGGCAGCAGCGCCGCTACGGTACAGGGTAGAGGGAGACGGTGCTGGATGACCATCTGCGTACCCTTCTCGTACTCACCCGGCCAGGCCAGCCGATCAGTCTGCCCGGTGAACAGGGGCACCGGTGCGTCCATGGCATCGCCCGAACTGCGCACGGCATACTCGTCCATGTCGGTCGTGTTCGGCCCGTACCACAGGCCAGCACCAGTCTCGTAGAGGTGCATGACGATGTTGTCGATCCGCTGCTCTTTACCCTGAGCCGTGCCGTCCTGAGCCCCGGCCTCGATGGGCATGGTCTTGATCGTAGCGGTGTAGGGCAGGCCCACGTTGACCACCGAGGCGGCGGCTTGCAGGTTGATAGCCCCTGCCGACACGGTGCGGTTCGGATGCACGGCGCCATCGGCCAGCACCGCGACCTCCTCGCCTTCGAGGTGATCGAGCCCGGTGATCGAGGTGGTGGCCGCGCCGTCGTAGGTGAGCCCCGAGTCGACGAAGAACGCATACTCGTCGGTCATGTACTTCTCGACGTACTCGACGTACCGCTTCGTGCCACCATCGATCGTGCGCCGAACGACCATCCACAGTACATCCTGATCCCCGTCCCAATGGGGCAGGGTGATCACCGACTCTACGATGCCGGCGCCGATGCTGTGCCGGTGCCAGCCCACCACGTCCTCAGTGCGTTCGTATGTCATGCCGGCGAGTACCCCATCGGCACGCGCCGCCCACACGATCTGACTTGGTTCCTGCTGGTAGGCGAGGTCCACGACACCGGACTCGGTAACGTGGTCGGCCAGCACGTTCATGTTGGGCGCGACAAACGAGTCGGTGTCGAACTGGTAGGCGTACTCGCGCAGCTTGCGGCCGGCGCGCTGCAAGAACAGGATCACCGACCCCACACGCAAGGGTTTGACATCCGTGGCGCTGCCGAAGGTGGTCTGCGGCGTGATCTTCACGTTGGTGGGCGTCACCGGGTCGCTGATCTGGGTGGCGCTCAGGGTGAACTCGCCGTTGGCCGTTCCGATGGCCAGCACTTTGGTGGGCGCCAACCACTCGATCGTATTCATGTCCTGCGTGTTGATCGTGTAGTTCAACGCATCGTCGTCGTTGGTGCCGTACTTGTGGTTCTCGTAGTCCCCCGACACGCTGGCCCACAGGGTCTGCGGTCGGCTGGTCGAGCCGGCAAACCACAGACGATCCTCATAGAACGTGACGGCGTGCGGGTGCCCGCGTCGGTTGGACCACGCACCCTCGGACCAACGGGTCGTGGCGCTGGTGGTGGGCAGGCGCTTGACAACGGTAGCCGTGACCTGAGTGGCGCTGGTGTAGGCAGTGACCTGAGCGTACCCGGCCCCGTCGTGCAGAAATAGCCAATCGACCGCCCCGTCACTCTCGGTACCGCTGGTGTGAATAGGTGGTCGTGAGCCAGCGGTGGCATTGCTCGCGGACTCGTAGATGTTGCCAAGGTAGTAGACGATGTTGCCCACGGTATGGACGACCCCGGTGGTCCACTGGTTGTATTTCGAGGCGCTGATCTCGCTGATCTTGAAGTACGAGCCCACGTCACCTGCGACGAACAGGGACGCAGATGCGGTGAGGGTGATGCCCGCACCTGTGACCGCCGAGGCAGTGATCGTTGTGGTCCCCGTGTTCTCATCATTGAACGGTGGCCATGCGAACGTAACGGCGGTCAGGGTCCACGACAGGGCGCTGACACGGGCGAGTTTGTAGGGCGGGTGCTCGGGGTGCGTGATATAGATCACGTCGGCCGACTGCGCGTATTCGAGTGCGGCCACCTGAGCCGAGGTGTAGGGACTGACAATCTCATAGGGGGTCCCCGGGCTCGACTCCACCACACCCCCGTCGAGGTAGAAGCGAACGTACAGATCACCAAATTCGAGGGCATAGGCTTGAGTGGTACTGTACTCGAACGGAATCAGCCGCGTGGCGTCCGCAGAGTCTTTGACCTCGGCCACGTACCGGGTCCCCGGACGCTTGCGCGCCGGGCCCTGAATCTGTGGAATGAAGTTCTCAAGAATCTCGCATCCGTTCTTGAATTTCTCCAGAGACGGGCGACCCTTGAGCAGCGGGGACAGTTCCCCCGCATTGAAGGACGTTTGACCGGGTGAGACCTTCACGTCAGTACCTCACCGAAATCCAGTCATCCTCCTCGTACTCGACAGGTGGGTTCTCCTGCGCGTCGGCATGTTTCGCATCGTCGAGAAAGGCGTCGTACTCCTCCAGAAGCGCCTTCTTCTTGGTGGTGCTCTGGGTCAGGGGTTCGGCGAGTTCGGCCGCCAGGCGCGTGGCCACGGTGTCGAAGAACAGCGCGTCATAGACGTTGGGGTCCTCGATGCGGGCGATGTACCGGATGTACAAGACCGTGGCGTTGGCGTGGATGAATCCCTTCTCCAACTGGAACTCGCCGGTGGACAGGTCGCGCACTTCGAGCAGGCGCAGAAAATCAGAGGGGACGGGGAACTTGGCCGTGAAGCCCCATGACGGGGCGGTCTCATGTGGGGCCAGGTTCGTGCGAACCACGGCGAAGTTCCACGGGTGTGCCCGTAGAACCCGGTCGCGCACCAGGGGCCAGTTACGCAGGCACAGGCGCGCAGCCTTGGTGTTGTCTTCAAGGGACGTGATGGCACCGTGCCCCGCCTTGTCGAGGGCGCTATTGCACAGATCGACAACGCTCGGCACGGTGCCGCCCCTTTATGGAGCCGAGAAGTACAGATCCACTACCGCAGTGCCAGCACCCGGGAGGGCAGCGACAGCGATGGTCAGGAGCACGTCTTCAGCAGCCGTCAGCGCATCATCGTCGGTCGCCGTCGACACACCGAACAGAGTCGGGGCAGCGGCGGTGAACACGGCAGCAGCGCGGTATTTGCCCGTGTTACCAGCGATTCCGATGGCCACGGTTGCCGAGGCACCCATGGTTGCCGAGGCGTTGATGATGCCGAAGGCGAAGCGGTAACCGGCGGGAACTTTCGCCAGTACGATGTTGTCACCGGAGGCTTGCGCCGCCATGGTGAACGACGCGCGGAAGCGACGCAGCCGGCCGCCTTGGATGCCGCCGTCCTGCTTCGTGGTGGGGGAAGTACCGAGGCCGGCGACTTCGTTTGCGTAGGTGGTTGCCATGTCGTGTGCTCCTTACAGGTTGCAGATGATTTCGACAACCTTGCCTTCTTCGACGCGGGTGGCGCCGAAGGTGCCCTTGACATACACCTGAGTGGCATAGGACTTGTCGGCCCGTTCGCTGATCTTGGTGTTGATGTCGTTCCAAATGCCCAGGTGCAGACCGCTCTTGGCCCAGGCAATGCAGCGCCGGTCGCCCGACCCGTCCAGGCCCAACAGTTCGGTGTGAATGAACTTGAAGCCCATGAACGAGTCCACGGTGCCCTGCACCAGTGCCTTGACCGTGTTGAAGTCGGCGCTGGTTACCTCGGTGGTGCCGAGCAACTCGTCCAACTGCGTCGCCGTGACGGCGATGTACAGTGGGTCGTTCTCGACATCGACCTCGTTGGTCATCAGGATCTTCTTGGCGGCACGCAACTTGGCGATGGTCAGGCCAGTGGCGCCGACGGCGATCTGCTGGTTGGCAGTGTCGAAGGGGGTGCTCGTGGAACCATTCTCGCCGGTCAGGGCGGTGCCCAGGGCGGCAGTGATGATCAGGCTGTCCATGGCCCGACCCAGAGCGTATGCGCCGTTCATGGCGTAGGGGCTCGTGGGGTCGATCAGCATGCGCAGTTTGTCCTGATCGTCGATCATGTCAGCCCACTCGTAGTCCGTGGGGTGAACCCAACG